TTTTCGCCCGCTTGTCCAATCGTGTTTCCTGTCTGTTTTTCCCATTTCGCCCACTCAGGAGGTTGGGCTATGTAAGTTTCCTGCTCTCCTGAGTTGTATTCAATTGTTATTGGTAATTTCATTTTTTTGCTCCCGTTTTTTAATTAGGCGAATGACTCCGCTGGCACTCCGATAACCTGGAATGATAAAGATACAGTCTGGGCATCTGGTGCAGTTCCACCAGCTGATGGCCAAGATGGTAATACTTGGAAAGTAAATACTGCTCCAGTTGAAGCTGTAAATACTGTGTTGATCCCAGTGTTTGGTGATGATTCTGCTGCTGACCAAAGAATCTCGCATAGAGATCCAGTTGCGCCCCAATCGGCTAGCATCTCGACATCGAATACAAAATCGTTGTCAATAACTTTGTATGCTTTTCCGTCTAGTGTTTCATAGACTTGACGATCCATTGATCCAGTAAGTGTTGCTGTGGTTGCTTGTGCATCGAAATTATTACCGCCAATTGTGAAGGTAATATCCCGACCGGTAATAACTGTCGTTGGCATTTTGCTCCTTAGATTGTTCTCGTGTAATAGGTAGAAACTCTCACGTCTGCAATTAGCAGAGTGCTCGCTCCAACTTGTGTAACTGTTGGTCTTTCGACCGAGCTGACGATGTACCCTGCTGGGATCACTGCCAGAACACTGATGATTAGTTGCTCGATATTGTCCAAAGATGCTGGGTTGCTGTTATAGGCAACGGCAACTGTGATGGTCATATTGATCTTGGCTCTAATGTTGGATTTGCTTATTATTTCAAATTCAAGGTACGGCGAATCTGGCACGCAGACCACTGCTGGCGGAATTACTGATTCTGGTACGAAACTGTAAACATTACCTGCAACGCTTCCTAGAGCTGTTGCTAAAGGTGTCCGGACTTGCTCAAGGATTGTCTGATTAGGCATTATTGAGCCATACTTTCAACATCAATAAAAGGCCCTAACAAGCCAACGCATCGATTAAATAATGATCTGCCCATTCTGAATGGTGTTGCTGTAAAATCTACCCCTTCGATCTGACCTCCTCCTGCGAGGCGAGATTGAAATACTTCTAAAGATACTGCAAAGGTCGCTGAGCGAACTGGTTGGTTGCCAACATAAGTTGCAGCAGCTGTAAGGGTTGCAGTTCCTGATGGGATGATATTTGCGCTCGCCACATCTGCGTTTGTAATGGCGCATGAAAATGTATATTGTCCAAGATTATCTGCAAGAATTGTGCGTGTTCCATTGTAAGGTGCTCCACATCCTGCGATTACTACTGATTGACCTTCAGTAAATTCATGAATGCCTAAAGTGGTGAATGTTGCTACGTTATCTTCTAGAGCAGCTTCTTGAATAGAACTTTTGAAAGAAACCAACATTGGAAGGATTACGCCTTCTGCGGTATCGATTATTTCATTTAAATAACTGTCATTGTATAAAGCAGAAGACACACCAAGCACGGCTCTCAACTCACTTGCTGAAATAATGCTAGGCATGTCTTCTCCTTAACTCCCATTACAAAGATGCCAGAGATCGGGAGCAACCCCTGGCACTATTTGATTTAGGAAACTGTTAACTTACGGAATGCAGTTGGGTAGCGGTTAACTACTGCAACATAACCATAAACACCAATTTCAATACGGCCGTTTGCAACAATGTTGGCACGTAATTCGATTCTTGGTGACTCATGGAAGCGCATTGCGTTTGATGGGTAAACCAATGCAAACTTGTCGCCTGTGTAGTTAGGATCTACAACTAGAGAAAGTCCTGCGACTGTACCCTGTGTCGAACCTTGAGAAATTAGACCGCCAGCATTCTGCGGAAGTGCAGCTGCAAATAGTGGTCGGTTTGAACCATCAACTGCTGAAAGCAAGCCAGTAAAGCTGACTGTTCCTGCTGCTGTTGGAGCAACACATAGGCGGTTTGGAGTTGAGCGAGTTACCTCGTATGAATCAGCAATACCATCAGCAATTGCTGCATAGATTGATGCTCCAGTTGAAGCTGCTGCTGCATCACGTGCAAGACCTAATGCGTAAGCATCTGTTTTTTGTGCGTATGATGCTGCTAACTCACGAACTAACAAATCAGCGAATGATCCGCCATCAATTGCAGAACGATCAAACAATTCAACGTTTACAACGTTAGCACCAGCAAATTTAACTACTGTGTCCTCTTGGTATGTAACGGTTGTGTCAGTTGATCCAAATTCAGCACCTTCAGCAGTTTGTGCAACTGTTGCTTGTGTTCCCAATACTGGAGTAAAAATTTTCATTCCAGTTGCAGGAAGTGGCGCACGCTCGATTGAATCAATGAATGGACGGGATGCATCAATAATTCCAATTGCATCGCGTAGGTAATTAGGTGGAACAGAACCTGTGTTCTCAGATACTGTTGCAATTTGTAATGCAGCAACTAGGTCGCGTGCATCTGTGTCGCCTTGAATAGCGCGAACCTGTGCGTTTAGATATTGTCCTGCAGTAACATTTGTGTCAACGCGTGGCTTTGTGTAAGCAACGTAGTTTGCTGTTACTACGGGAGTGGTTTGTGCCGCTTCTACCGCTTCGGATGCGATAGGGGCTTCTGAAATAATCTCAGACACTTTTTCCTCCTGTGGTTGTTCATCCGTAGCGGTTGCTTCGGAATTCTCTGGTGTTTCGCTTGCTGATACCTCGGCGACACGAGCTGAATCGATGGCTGGCTCTGTGACCAGGCTGACTTCTTGTAAAGAACTCGATTTAATTCTTAACACGCCTTCTTCATTTTTCCATTCGTTAATTTTTACGCCAACACTAAAGCCGTCGCGTAATCCAGTAGCGGCCTCTTCCAAAGCGTCATCCGCAGAGAAAGTTTTGGCCAGACGGAAGGTTGCTTCCAAGCCTGTATCTGTTGCAGTTATATCAATCAGTTTTCCTAGTGGCTTTGTTCTTTCATGCTCAAGCAATAATTTGACTGGCTTTGAGAAATCAATGCTGTCCTTTTCAAATACTGTTAATCCTGCGCTGGTTGAACCTTGCTCATCCCAAGTAACGATTTTGCCTGAGATAGTGCGCTTGTTTGTATCAGCAGCTGTTATTTCTATTGGGAAATTAATCTTCATCGGATTAAATCCTCCTCTTCTTGTATTTGCTCAATGCTCATCGCACCGATGCGGTTTAGGATCTCATAAACTTGTGCACGCTCTAATGCTGACCCACGTAGGAAATCATCAATATCAAATCGTGTTTCAATTCCGTTAGGGCAGAAGTCTGCCTGGCTTAGACGTTGCTCAATTGCTGTAAGAATTGGACGAAGTGAAAAGTCAATAAGTGCTTTGCGCTCTGCGGTCATGTTTGAGTATGTCATTGATGTAGTTTCTGCAGATACGAATGATGCCGGTATTCCTGACGCTCTTGCAATTTCTAAAGCAAGGTATTGACGTGCTTCGTTCAATTGTAATTTAGCAGGATCAAATCCAAGTGTTTGCAATTCAACATCAGCATTTAAAAATGCAGTTGATCTTGTTTGACGACTTTGTGTCCATGATGAAAGTAATTTTGAAATACGCTCTGGAGTTAGGTTTGTGCCATTTGATTTTAAAACCATTTGTGGCATTGGCTCTTTGGCGTACATTTCAGCAGCCTTTTCTAATTCAGCAGCTGCTTTAATTGTGCGACCTGCTCGATTTAGTATTCCTTCATCTAATCCGTTAAATACAATTAAGGATCCCAAACCAAACGGCGGTACGCGTTTTTGATCGACTGTGTAGTATTCGATTTCTGTAGAATCAGCATTTAATGATGCAAATACTCTGCTAGGTGCAATTCTTGTCCATGCACGAATTCTTGAAGCATCTGTTGAAGAATAGGAATCCATGACCATTCCATAAGCCACGCCGTATAGCAAAAGATCCTCTGCGATCCATGCGTAAATTGCAGAACCAGCAACACGTGGATCTGGTTGCATAATTACACGATTTGGACGGATGTGCTCATTTGTAAAATGGTTGTATTGCTCAATTGGTAATGAACCAACTGTTGAACAGATTATGTTTCTTGCACGTGCTCCCGACGGGATAGCCATGTATTGCTCACGTGTTGCAGTTGTACTGCCAAATAGAATTCCGCCAACTAATTGTTGGGAATTGTAGGGTGCAAGTGCCGCTAATACATCCAGCGGATCAGTTATTTGTTTTGCTGTGAAGCGATCAAAGATTCCCATAATATGAGATGAATTATATCATTATTTGAGATTAACCGATTTGGATGTCAACCTCTGTTTCGACCTGTGTCGCAAAATATGAAACTAGGGCAGTGGCAACTGCTGCACATACTGCAACCCTTGATGCCCTTCGGCCGATAATCCAGGCACCGTCGCCAAAAGGTAATCTTGCAGCTGATAAAACCTGCTGAGTTAATTCTTC